AGGTTGAGGATGTAGTAGAGCAACCCACTTCTTACAAAGTCAAGATTGACGGAGAAGAAGTTGAGGTCACGCTAGATGAACTCCAAAGCGGATATTCTCGTCAGCAAGATTACACGCGTAAAACTCAAGAGCTAGCTCAACAACGAAAATTTATTGAGCAACAGCAACAAGAGTTAGCGCAAAGAGACGCAATCTATGCTCAATTGCTACCAAGATTAGAGGCACAATTAAGTGCTGATTTAGCAAACGAGCCTGATTGGAACAAGTTGTACGAAGATGATCCAGTTGGTTATGTTCGTGAAAAGCAACTTTGGGATGAAAAGAAAGATAAGTTAAAAGCTGCCCAAGCTGAACATCAAAGACTTCAACAAGAGGCCTTTGCTCAACAGCAACAACAACTTGCACAGTTTGTTGAATACGGACAGCAAAAACTTGTTGAGATTATTCCAGAATGGAAGAATCTAGAAATCGCCCAAAAAGAAAAGTTAGCTATTCGTGAATATGCGATCAACACTCTTGGCTATACGCCACAAGAAACAGATCAAATCTACGACTATAGAGCTTTGCTTGGTTTGAGGAACGCTTGGTTGAACAACAAAACTGTTGAAGCAACTAAGAAAAAGCCAACCGAAAAAGCACCAGCTCGTGTTGCTAGACCAGGCGCAGTTACTAAAGTAAAATCGGTAGCACCAGCAAAGAGAGCAAAACAAAGATTGGCTAAAACTGGTAAGACATCAGATGCAGCTAAAGTCTTTGAACAAATGTTAAAGTAATTTTTATATAGGAGTAAACTCATGGCAAAAGTAACTAACGCTTTTGATACTTACACCGCTACTGCTGACAGGGAAGATTTAAGTAATATCATTTACAACATCTCCCCAATGCAAACTCCCTTTATGTCCTCAATCGGCAAAAGGAATGTTAAAAATGTGGTGTTTGATTGGCAAACCGAAAATTTACCTACACCCAGCTCAAGCGGTGAACTCGAAGGTTTTGAACTTTCAAGAGCAGCTGCAACAGCTACTGTAAGGCAAAGTAATGTATGTATGATCTCAAAAAGAGATGCAACAGTAACAGGCTCACAAGAGTCTTCAGACCCAGCAGGTAAGAGATCAGAAATGGCTCACCAGCTTGCTATTATGTCTAAAGCTCTTAAAAGAGATATGGAAGAAGCTCTATGTCAGAACGGAGCTAAAACAACTGGTGACGCTTCAACTGCAAGGGTAACTGGCGGTTTCGAATCTTGGATCACTTCAAACGATTCAAGAGGAACTGGTGGTGCTTCAACAGGTGGCGGTGCTGCTCCAACTGACGGAACACAAAGAGATCTAACTGAAGATCTTCTAAAAGATGTTCTACAACTCTGCTTCACTAATGGTGGCGAACCATCATTGGCTATTTGTGGACCACATAACAAACAAGTTATTTCTGGTTTCACAGGTAGATCTTCAGCAAGACAATTTGTTGATGCAGAAACTGTAGAGGCTTCAGTGTCTATCTATTCATCTGACTTTGGTGAACTCAAAATCGTTCCATCAAACAGATCAAGAGAAAGATCACTTCTCTTAGTTGATCCTGAATTTGCAAAAGTGTCTTACCTAAGAGATTTCAAAACAGTTGATATCTCAACAATAGGCGACGCTGAAACCAAAATGATCGTGGTGGAGTATGGATTGGAAGTATCCAACGAAGCTGCTCATGGTGTTGTTGCAGACCTTAATGTATCTTAATTGATCGGGATGAGGTGGGGTTAGATTAATTTCTACCCCGCCTTTTTTTATGGATAAAATAAATATCCTCAAATCTTACAAATCTCACCTACAAGGTGAATTATCTAAGCTATCTTTGGATTTAGAAATTTACTTAGATAATCCAACCTCTATACCAGAACACACAAACTTTACTGAATACTTAGATAAAATTATTAGTCAAATAGCCGAAGTCAATGATAAAATTAAAGTTGTTGAATTTTTAGAAAAACAATATGGCTAGAAAAACATTAATAGATCATAAGACTGGTTATACACACGAATTTGCCACAGAAGATGATAAACTTGTGTATCACACTACACAGAATGTTCAGCCAATCATAGAGCATTGCAAAAACATTGCAGAGCATGTGAAACCAGGCAAAGATTTTCGTCATGTTGCAGAAGTACCATTAGTAGTTTATCAACAGGCTTGTCGTGAAGGATGGGCTAGTGATATGAAAGCATGGAAGAAATGGCTAAACAATTCAGATAATAAAGTATTTAGAACATGGCAAGGTAAACTATGACATACAGTGAATTAAAAACAAACATAGCTAATTATCTAAACAGATCAGATTTAACATCTGAAATAGATATATTTATTGACAATACCGAAGCCGAATTAAACAGAAGATTACGCGTTGCAGATCAAATCAAAAGAGCAACCGCTACAGCAGATGGCCAATATTTGTCATTACCAACTGATTGGTTAGAAGCTATTAATGTAGAAATTACATCTAATGACTTTAGACCACTAATGCAAATGTCTATTGAATCATTGGATGTATATAGAAAAGCTAATAACAATGTTACTGGTCAACCTATTTATTACGCATTGGTTGATAATACAATGGAACTTGCACCTACCCCAGATGCTGAATATACATTACAATTAACATACTTTAGTAAGATAACTGCTTTAAGCGATTCTAATACATCTAATTTTGTATCTACAAGTTACCCAGATGTTTATTTATACGGATCACTTAAACACGCATCTGTCTTTCTTATGGAAGATGAAAGAGTACCTCTTTTTAACGCACAATTTGAAAAGGCTTTAGAAGAACTCAGATTGCAACAAGAAAGAGCAGAATTTGGCAAAGGATCTTTAATACCTAGAAGAAGAACCTATGGCAAAGCAAGAAAAAATATTTATTATTGGAATAATAATTAGGAGAAATAAATGGCTGGATTTAGCGATTATTTAGAAGACAAAGTATTAGATCATGTTTTTGGTGGAACTGCTTATACAGCTCCTACAACTTTGTATGTAGCTTTATATACTGTAGCACCAGATGATACTGGTGGCGGTACTGAAGTTTCAGGCGGAGCTTATGCAAGACAAACTGCTACTTTTACAGTATCTGGTACATCACCAACCACAGCTACTAACTCAGCAGCTATTGAATATCCAACTGCTACTGCTAACTACGGAACTGTAGTTGCAGTCGGTGTTTTAGATGCTTTAAGTGCTGGTAACTTACTTGCATACGCAAACTTAGATACTTCAAAAGTAGTAAGCACAGGAGATGTATTCAGATTTGATGCTGGTGATTTAGACATCACATTAGCTTAATACAATGGCCTCTGTAGGCTACGGGTTATATACATACGGGAAGTCCAACTATGGAACTCCCGTATATCATTTTGGCGTAGCCACATCATCTCAAACATCTGGTTTTACAGCAGATTCATCTGTAAAAAGATTTGCTAGTGCTACTTCAGCACAAACTTCAGGATTTACCGCAGCATCTACTGTTATAAAGATAGGGTCAGCAACATCTGCTACAACATCTGGTTTTAGCGCAGTAGGCCATAGAATAAATCTTGCATCATCTACTATTTCAGCAATATCTGATTTTTCAGCCATAGGAAGGCAAATAGATCGTGGATCAGCTACTATAGCTCAAACATCCGATATGTCTGCAATCGGTAGACAAATAGATAGAGGTACAGCAACCATAGCGCAGACATCAAGCATGACTGCGGTTGGTACTCAAATAGACCTAGGATCAGCCACCATTGCACAAACTAGCGGAATGTCCGCAGTTGGCACACAAGTAGATCTAGGATCAGCAACTTGTGCTGAAACTTCTGGAATGAGTGCTATTGGCAGACAGATAGATAGAGGATCTGCTACATGCGCTCAAACCTCTAGCATGACAGCAGTTGGTAAATTTACAGTAAGTGCTAATGCTACATTGGCTGAAACTTCAGGATTTACAGCGATTGGTAGAAAAGATCATGGCGGTTTCGCTACCATCTCGCAAAGTAGTAGTTTTTCTGCTATTGGTGGTTTAAAATGGACAGAGGAAACAGTAGCAGCCGAAACATGGACAGATGCGACTGTTTCAACTACTTGGACAGAATTAAGCAATCCAAGTAGCTCATGGAGTGAACAAAGCAATCCAAGCACTACATGGGCAGATTCATCTGATCCATCAACAACTTGGACAGATCAAAATGCAGCTTAAAGGATAGATATTTATGGCAGATACATTTACCGCAAATTTAAACTTAACTAAACCAGAAGTAGGGGCATCTACCGATACCTGGGGAACTAAATTAAACAATGACTTAGATGACATTGATGCAATTTTTAGTACCTCTGGTACAGCAGTATCAATGGGAGCAGTCACTCTAGGTGGCGATCTTACAGTTGATACTAATGTTTTAAAGGTAGATACAACTAACGATAGAGTTGGTATTGGAGAGGCTTCTCCAGGCGCTCCCTTACACATTACTTATAGCGGTACTGGTGATGGTATTAGAATAGAAAACGCTGGTGCAGATGCAACTGCATCACCAGACTTAAACCTGTTTAGAAACTCTGCATCTCCAGCAGCTAATGATTTAATTGGTGAAATCAAGTTTAGAGGTAAAGATTCAGGTGGCTCACAAGTTGAATATGCGAGAATACAAGGAAAAATATTAGATCCTACAGATACTTCTGAAGGCGGTGCTTTAGTTTTTCAAACCATACAAAGCGGTACAGAAACAGATACAGTTATTATCAATAATGATGGACGAGTTGGAATAGGCACACTTACTCCATCATCTCCTTTACATGTTGTTGGACTGGGAACACCATTAAGAGTAGAAAGAGAAGATTCAACAGCAGTAGCAATTAAAATACAAAATAGTGTCGGATCAGGTGAATTACAACTTGGCGCATCTGAAAACTTAAATTTAAGTAATGAAACACAAGGACAAGATTTAATTTTCAACACCACTCCAACAGCAGGAAGTGTGACGGAGCGTGTCAGGATTGATAGCACAGGAAATGTTGGAATTGGAATTTCTAGTCCTACAGATGATTTACATATTGAAAAATCAGATTCAGTATTTATCAACCTAACAAGAACAGGAGCAAGCTCATTAAGAATAGGAGCATCTACAACAGCAGTTGGTAATCTTATTGATGCTGATGCACAAGAACTTACAGTAAAAACAAGTACAGCACAGCCATTAATTTTCCAAACTAACGATACAGAGGCTATGAGGATTGATAGCTCTCAAAATGTTGGTATAGGTACGAGTAGTCCTTCAAGTTATTATTCAGGAGCAGACAATCTTGTTGTAAGCCAAGGTACTGGTGAAGGCGGTATAACCATTGTTACCGCAAATAATACTTATGGTAATTTATATTTTGCCGATGGTACATCAGGTGCGGATGCTTATAGAGGTGGAATTATTTACGGACATTCTGCTAATAATATGAACTTCTATACTAATGGCGATGAAAAAATGCGGTTAGATAGCTCTGGAATATTATTAGTAAACACCACAAGCACAACAGGCGCATCCACAGGAACTAAACTTATTGTAGAAGGTGGCTCAGGCGTAGGAGCAGGAGCAGTCTATATAAGAGGCGATGGTGGAACTGGAGATAAACCACTTGTTGTTGCAGATACAGCAAACAACGAAGAATTTATTGTTTACGGAGATGGTGATGTTGCTAATACAAATAACTCTTACGGAGCAATATCAGATCAATCACTCAAAGAAAACATTGTTGATGCAACCGATAAATTAGCAGATCTAAACCAAGTACAAGTAAGAAACTTCAATCTTATTGGCAGCGATCACAAACAAATTGGTGTAGTTGCTCAAGAATTAGAATCTGTTTTCCCAGCATTGGTTAAAACAGACGATAGCGGAATCAAATCAGTTAAATATTCTGTATTTGTACCAATACTTATCAAAGCATTACAAGAGCAACAAGTATTAATTGAACAGTTGCAATCAGATGTAGCAACTCTTAAAGGAGAATAATCATGGCAATTAGTTATTCATGGAATGTAAATGAAGTAGATGTATACCCATCTCATTCTAGCCATAACAATGTAATACACAATGTTCATTGGAAATTAAAAGCAATAGACACCGAAACAGATTCAGATGGCAATCCTTATGTATCCTCTGTATATGGAACTCAATCTTTGGATATATCTGATTTATCTAGTTTTACAGATTTTAATTCTGTAAATGCTGCACAAGTACAAGGATGGGTTGAGTCTGCTCTTGGTGAAGAATCTGTGCAATCATTAAAAGATAGTCTAGCTGCAAATATTGCAGAACAAAAAAATCCAGTTTCAATAATTAAAAATTTAGTATCATAAATGTATGGCATTACTTCCAATCACTCCCCCCGCAGGCATAGTCAAGAACGGAACTGATTATGCAAATAAAGGTCGTTGGGTTGACGGAGATTTAGTCCGTTTTGAAAATGGCTACCTAAAGCCTATAGGTGGTTGGACAAAACTAAGAAATACAGCATTAGACGGAGCAGTCATTGGCCTATATTCTTATATGGACAATGTTGGCGAACCTATTCTTGCGGTAGGCACTACTCAAAAAGTCTATGTTCTTTATGAGAATACTTGGACCGATATAACTCCCACAGGATTTGTAAACGATGAAACCAATAATCCACTTGGTTATGGTGCTTATAACTGGGGCGTTGAAGATTATGGCGATGCAAGAAGCCAATCAGGATTACCTTTAGATCAAGGGCATTTTACCTTTGATAACTGGGGAGAAATATTAGTATTTACTTTTTCAGATGATGGCAAAATATATCAATGGAATCCAGATTCAGGTGCAGGCGGAACTCCAGATACTATTGCAACCGCAGTAACTAATGCACCTACAGGCAACCAATCAGTTGTAGTAACCAACGAAAGACATTTAGTAGCTATTGGATCTAACGATGATCCTAGATTAGTTGCTTGGTCTGGTAGAGAAAGAAATACTGTTTGGACACCTACTGCTATAAATACTGCTGGTGATTTAATTATTCCAACAGGTGGTAGAGCTTTGTATGGAATTAAGTACAAATCAGATGTAATGATTTTTAGTGATACAGGTCTAAATAGAATGTATTACACAGGCTCACCATTTATCTATGGTATTGCAGATGCAGGACAAAATTGTGCAGCAGCTAGTAGAAGATCTGTAGTATCTACTGGTAACTTCTTAGCATGGATGGGAGATAACTGTTTCTATATTTACGATGGCGTAGTGCAAGAATTAGCTTGCGATGTACATGATTATGTTTTTGATAACTTAAATTTACAAGGAATAAAATCATGTTGGGGTGGCCATAACTCTGATTTCAATGAAATCTGGTGGGGATTCCCAACAGGCGATCAACAGTATTTACCCAATAGATATGTTATTTGGAATTACAAACAAAATGCTTGGTCTATTGGTACATTAGAAAGAGGCGCATGGGTTGATAAAGGCGCTTTCGATCATCCTATCGCTGGTACTTCAGATGGTTTTGTTTACGAACATGAAGTAGGCACTATTAGCCAATCACCAGGCGCAACAGGAAAAATACCATTTTGCGAATCTGGTCCATTAGAAATAGGCAATGGCGATAGATTAATGCAAGTTAATCAAATTATTCCAGACGAAGAAGCAAATACTTTGCCAGGAGTAACCCTTAGTTTCAAAGGTAAATTTACACCATTAGGTGCAGTTACAGATTTTGGTGACTTTACTTTTGAAAGTGATGGCTATACCGATGCAAGGTTTTGTGCAAGACAATTAACTTTAAGAGTAGAAGGCTCTAAAACACAAGATTTCCAAGTTGGTAGTATTCGTATAGATGCCAAACCAAGAGGTAAAAGATGAGTATAGAATTATCTTCACAAAGGCAATATATACAAAGAGCTATCAATATAAAGCACTCATTCTCTGGAATTACCCAAGAAACTTTATATACAGCACCAAATGGTGGAAGTGATTTTAATTTTTCAGTCATTATGGGTATATTTGCTTGCGATCATGGTAATCAGCAAACAAACCTTGATATATCTATAGTAGATACAGACACTACTGAATTTTTCCTTTTTAAGAATCACAATATATCTGCTTATGGGACAGAGGAATTAATTGTAAATTCTGGAATAATTTTACAAGATGGCGAAACTATAAAAGGGCAAGTAAATCACGCCAATATAGATATATTTATAAATATTATTGAATATGCAAGAGGCGACTAATAAAGTAACAGAAATACAGGCCAAAGATCCTTGGGAAGTTGAATGGGATCGTTGTAAGCATTGGATTGAAAAGTCTTTAGAATATCAAGATTTCTATACAATAGAGGATATAAAAGATAAAATAAAGGTAGGAATGTTTCATTTATGGCCTGGTAAAAGGTCAGCTCTGATAACAGAATTGGTAATATTCCCACAAGGCAGAGCATTAAACTTGCTTTTTTGCGGCGGAGATTATTCAGAGTTAGAAGAAATGTTGCCATCGTTAGAAATGTTTGCAAAAGAATTAGGATGCAAACGCTTATATGGTGGCGGAAGAAAAGGATGGTTAAGAAAAATTAAACATCTTGGCTTCGAGGAAGAATACATGGTTAGAAAAGAATTATGAGCAAAGGCAAATCAACACAATCAACAACTATAGAGTTACCAGAATGGCAACAAAAGCAAATGCAGGAGCTTTTTCAAGCTGCAAAAGGTCTTGCTGGACAACCATTTGTACCATACACAGGCCCTAGAGTAGCTGGTTTTTCACCTGATCAATTAGCTGCATTTGGCGGGGCTAGACAATTATATGGCGGAGCTATGAGTTACGATCCTAGATCAGCCTTATATGGTTTAGCAGGAGCTGGCGCACCGCAATACGGACAAGCAGATGCCTATGGTGGAGCTACTGTAGGTCCAGTAAGAGATCCTAAATTCAGAGGCATTACTGGTGCTGATATTGCACAATATCAAGATCCATATGAACAACAGGTAGTTAAGTACGCACTTGGCGATATAAGACGAGAGCAAAGAAAGGCTCAAGAGCGTGCGGGCGCACAGGCGATTGGCGCGGGCGCGTTTGGTGGTTCAAGATCTGCAATTATAGAAGCAGAAGCTCAAAAACCTTATGTTAGAGAGGCAGCCAGAACAGCAGCAGAACTTAGATCTAAGGGCTATAGTCAAGCATTAGGTGCCGCTATGGATGAAGCTCAAAGAAGGCAACAAATGCAACAATTCAGAGGAACGCAAGCCCAACAAAGAGCATTGGCTGAAGCTGGTTATAGACAACAAGCAGGTATGGCTGATTATCAAACAAGAGCGCAAATGGCCCTTGGACAACCTCAATTAGAAATGCAACAAAGACAATTAGCTTCTGGTTTATACGGAGATCTTTTAGGCGAGCAATATAGAGCGCAAGGACTATTATCTGGAATGGGCGCACAACAACAAGCATTACAACAAAGAGGATTGGATGCTTCTTACGCAGAATTTATGCGAGCATTAGGTTATGGACCACAACAACTTGGTTTATTGCAAGCTGGTATGGGTACACCTTTACAAGGCCAAACCACAACAGGGCAACAAAAACTTGGATTTGGTGATGTTTTAAGTGGACTAACAGGATTGCTTGGAGCTGCTTTTGGTGGAGGGTTTTTTAACAGATAAATAACATGAATCAATACTACAATATTTACAATACCCCGCAGATAACTTTATTAGATCTTTTAAAATCTTCTCCAGAAAAAAATAAAAAAGAAGATGACGAAGACAAAATAATTCCTAGCACACCAAGAGAAAGGGCTAAGCGCAGAAGCATGGGGTTGCCAGAAATTCCAACAAAAGATGAACCAGCAAAAGAAAAAAATGTTTTACCAGTAATAGATCAATCAAAGATAGATGTAAATGGATTATTAACAAAAGAAGAAGAAGAAAAGGTTGCTAAAGATCCTGTGGCTTTACAAAAATATTCTAGGGCTGGCGATTTTTTTGCAAAAATTGGTGGCTTTAATATTCAAAAGCCAACACCAAAAGATTTACAAAAAATTTCTCCAGAGGCTTTAGATATATACAATCAACAAAGACTTTATGCTAGAAATAAAGGAATTTCAGAAATGTTGTTTTTGTTGAGTGATGCCTTGGGCGGCAAAGATATTGCTAAGAGAGCATTAGAAAGACAAGAATTAAGACAGCCAAAACAAAAAAGCGTTAATGAAATAAGATCAGCAATTTTAAGCAAATTAATGACTCCAGGTGGCAAAATAAATCAACAAGAATTTAACACTTTAGTCGCAATAGATCCAACCTATCGTGATTTGCCGATAACAAATCCAGAGCTTTTTGATTTTACTGAAACTGGTTTTGAAAGTGTAGAAGGATCTGATAAAGAAATAGATATTGATGAGTTAGTCGCAAAATATGGAACATAATGGCAGACTTACAACAATTAGAACAAGCACTAAGAAAAGCAGATAGAGCAGGAAATGTGCAAGATGCACAAGCTCTTGCCAACGCAATAAAACAAATAAAACAAAAAGAAGAAGTAGGTTTTGCAGAAAATCTAAAAAGAACTTTGGTTGGAGCTGCTAGAGATACAGCACAAGCAACCACAGAATTAATAGAGGATGTAACTGGTGCAGACATACCAGATCTTCCAACAATCCCAGAACCAACATACGCAGGAGGCCAGGCAATAAGAGATATAGCTGGCTTTGCTATTCCTTATGCTGGTCTTGCAAAAGGAGCATCTGCTTTAGCAAAACTTAATAAACTTGCAAAAGCTGAAAAAATAATTGATCCAACCTCTAAAGCAGGCAAAGCTGGTAAAGCTGCCTTGATTGGAGCTGCTGCTGAACAACTAGCATTTAGTCCAGACGAAGAAAGATTATCTAATATGGTCCAACAATATGCACCGAATCCATTTACTGAATACCTTATGGCAGACGAAGATGATACTGCTGCCGAAGGAAGATTTAAAATGGCTTTAGAGGGTGTTGGTTTGGGTATAGGTCTTGATGTTGCTTTTGCTGGTTTAAGATCAATAAAAAATAAGTTTAAACAAGCAGAAAAAGTAGAACAAGTAACTGAAACACCATTACAAATTCAGCCGAAAGAAGGAGAAATAATACCAGAAGGTGTAGCTCCAAAACCAGAAGAAGGATTTGCTGCTAATGTAAGGCTTTCTAAAAAAGATTTTGATGAAGAAACAGAAAATTTAGTTAAAGATATTGCAAATGAAAATGAGCAATTTTGGACGCAAAGACGAGGCAGAGTAAGGTTTGGAAAAGAGGGAGAGGTTTTACATCAAGCTGCCATAGATAAAGGTTGGACAGTTGATGATGTGCTTAATTTACAACAAGGGCAGGCAGTAAACGCAGAAGATATTACTGCTGTTAGACAAATCGTAAGAGATTCCCAACAAGAGCTTGCAGATTTAAACAAAACATATAATTCAAAATTAAATAGCGGAACTCTTACAGATATAGACAAAGTAGAATATTTAAAATTCTTAGATACTGTTACAGCTTTATCTGGAAAAGAATCTGGCGTTGTTGCAGAGGCTGGTAGAACATTAAGAGCTTTAAGAGAAATGTCAGCAAGCCCAGATGAAAATATTAAAAGCAAAGCAATCAAAGAATATTTAAACAAAGTAAAAGGAACATACGAAGATCCAAATGTCATAGCTAAAAATTTAGAATCTTTTGAAGATATAGATTCTGCAATTAATTTCTTGGGCGGTTTAAAGAAAGTAAAAAATCTAGATAAAGTACAAGAAATTTGGATTAACTCTTTATTGTCTAGCCCATCTACACAATTAGTAAACTTTTTAAGTGGCGTGTTAACAGCAGCACTAAGACCAGCAGAGTTTTATACTTCTGCTTTAGTAGGTGCGGTAAGGAGAGATCCTGAAAGAGTTACATTTTCAGAAGCTAATTCAAGATTGATTGGAACTATAGCTGGAACTATAGAGGGTTTAAAAGCTGGAGCAAAAGCATTTGTAAAACCAGAAGCTGTTGTTGATAGCATGACTAAACTTGAATTAAATAAACAGAAATCTATACCTGGTTTATTTGGAGAGATAGTTAGAGCGCCAGGAAGATTATTGGTTGCAACTGATACTGGTTTTAAAACAGCAGCTTATAGACAAGAAATTTATGGTCTTGCTATGAGGAAAGCAAAACAAGAAGGCTTAAAAGGAAACCAGGCTTGGCAAAGAGTATCACAGTTGGTTAAAGAACATTCAGACAATCCATTACAGTCCCCAATAGGAAAGGATGTAAATTTAAAAGCAATGGATGTTGGAAGATATCAAACATTTACAAGAGAGCTTGGAGAAACTGGAAGAAACATACAATCATTTATTAATAGAAATCCTTATTGGAGATTCTTATTACCATTCGTAAGAACCCCTGTAAACATTGTTAAATATGCTGGTGAAAGAACCCCATTAGGTTTTATGTCCAAAGAATTTAAAGAAAAGCTAGCTAAAGGCGGAGCTGAAAAAGATGAAGTTTTAGGAAGACTATTGTTCGGATCTTCGGTGATGACAACTGTAGGGGTTTTAGCTGGAGCAGGAAATATTACAGGTGCTGGCCCAACAGATGCTAACGAAAGAAGGGCGTTGTTAGCTACAGGTTGGAGGCCATATTCTTTAAAGATTGGAGATGCCTATTATTCTTATAATAGGTTTGAGCCAGTCGGTATATTGTTTGGTATAGCAGCAGATATGCAAGAGATAGGCGATTATGTATTTAACCAAAGCGAAAAGAATAAAGAGAACGAATTAGAGCTAGATAAATTAGCATCAATGTTAATGGGATCTGTTACAAATAACCTTACCAATAAAACTTTTCTTTCTGGTTTATCATCAGCCATACAAGTCATTACTGATCCATCAAGATATGGAGAAAGATTTGTGCAAAGATTTACAGGTTCTTTCGTGCCTACATTTTTTGCCCATGCATCACAATATGATGATCCAGTATTAAGAGATGCTAGAAATATAACCGATAATTTTTTAAGCAGACTTCCATTCCTTGGTTATAGAAAAGAATTGCCAGCAAAAAGAGATATATTTGGTGATATTAGAACAAGAGATCAAGGTCTTGGAATAGGCACATTCTCTCCAATAAGATTGTCTGCATTAAAACAAGATCCTGTTTACAATGAATTTTATAGAGTTGGATTATATCCATCCATGCCAACAAGAAGAATTAGGAATGTTGAATTAGAGCCAAAAGAGTATGAGGAGCTATTGGCTATACAGAAAAAATTAAAAACCAAAGAACAAATAAACAAAATAATCAAAGGCTCTGGATATAAAAATTTGCCAGAATATAGAAAAAAAGAAATACTTGATGATGTGTTAAAAAAATCACAAAAACGAGCAAGAGATATTTTGTTTAATACAAACAAAAGAATACAAAAAGAATATATAAAACTTGAAAGAGAGAAGTTTCAATAAATAAACCATGTCACATCCAACCCATAGAATTGGTCTATCGGGTGAATATCTGACAGCTTCTATCCTCTCGCTTATTTCAGATAATGTATTACTCACACCCAACGCTGGTTTGGCTGATTTAATATTTGAATACGAAGATACTTTTTACAGAGTACAAGTCAAAAGCAAATCCAAACAAGAAATCCACAAAAAGAATTGGCGGTTTGATCTTCGCAGAGGATCGCATACTAAAGACAGAGAGTATAAGAAAGGCCTCATAGATATCTTTGCTTTGGTTTCTTTAGAACACCGCAACATGGTTTTTATAAAACCACATACAGAAAATCAAATAACCATCATTGATGAACACATGAAGAATAATGATGCTGTTCGCAACTTGCTAGATATTTTAGAAAATATTTAGTAAACTACACAAACATACACAAAGGGACTAATATGAAAACACTCAA